GGCATCGTGCCCAAGCTGCGCGTGCGCGCCTTGCGCAACGCCCTGGCCGCCGGTGCCCGCGTGGTGCAGCGTGAAGCTCGTGGAAGCACTCCAGTGCTGAAAAACAGCCTGAAGGCGCCATATCGCCAGCCTGGAACCGTTCGCAAGGCAATTTCAGTGCGCACAAGCCGGTTGGCCAAAGCCAAGGGCAATGTGGGCGTTTTTGTAAACGTCCGCCCAGCTAAGCGTGGTGCACGTGGTGCCAAAAGCAAGACAGATCCGTTTTACTGGCGATGGCTGAATTTTGGGCACCGAATCGTTGGTCGATTCAAAGGGAAGTACACGGATTACCCGCTGTGGGGACGGGGTCGAAAGACGGGCCTTGCAAAGCGTAGAAGGGCCCCGCTCGGTTTTGTGCCTGGTAAGCACTTTATGGAGGCTGGCGCCGCGCGCCTACCGCAGGCGCTGGAAGTGTTTGTCCGTGAAATCAGCAAGCAGATTGCAAAACTCAACAAGCCCAAGGCTCCCGCACCATGAGCGTCGAAACAACCTTTCGAGCCCTGCTGGCTGCGTACGCGCCACTTACGGCCCTGGTAGGCACGCGCATTGCGCAAGACGTCATGGCGCAAGGCCAGCCCACCCCGTTTGTGGTGTTTACCGCCAGCCACGACCTGAGCCACAACTTGTTGGGTGAGGTGATCGCAGACGCCTGCATGCTGTCCGTGCAGTGCTGGGCAACCACGAGCGCTCAGTCACAAGCCCTGGCAGATGCAGTCCAGGCCGCCGTGGCCACCGCCCCGGCAGACGTGGGCGCCACCACCACCAACCGCACCGGTGGCTACGACGAAGAAACCGATCTGCACGCAAGCGTGCTGACCGTGGAGTGGTGGGCATGACGCCGCACCACACACCCCAACCCCTGCGGGCCGCCACTGAGCGGCCCGCGCTGTTTCTGCAACCCGCCGGCCCGCGCCGGCAACATTGAGGAGCCATCATGGCAAACGTCAAAGGGCGCGGCGTCCGCGTCGAAATCGCTGCAACCTACGCAGCCGCAAAAACCGTCACTGCCGTCACGCTGGCCAGCCCCGGCGTGGCCACCAGCACGGCCCACGGCCTGGCCAACGACACCGTGGGCTACTTCAGCGGCGTGGGCGGCATGGTGCAGCTTGAAAACCAGGCCTGCCGCGTCAAGAACCAGGCCACCAACACGTTCGAGCTGCAGGGCCTGAACACCACCACCTACAGCGCGTTTACCTCGGGCACCTTCACCCCGGTGGCCACCTGGGCCACGCTGAGTGAGGCCACAAGCTACCGCTTTGGCGGCGGCAGCGCTGAAAAGCTGGACGCCACGCGCCTGATCGACATCGTGAAGGTGGAAGAACAGGGCAACCTGCCGGCCGACACCGCCACCATCAACGTCATCGCGCAGGACACCCCCAGCGCGGCCATGTCGCTGATCGAAAGCGCCGTGCAGACCCAGGGCAGCGTCATCGTGCGCATCACCTTGGGCAACGGCGCCGTGCGCGTGTTCCGCGCCGAGCCCAGCCTGCCCGGTGAAGACGTGCAGCAGGGCCAGCTCGGCACCGGCACGCTGGATATGGCCGTCAAGGGCCTGGTGCTGAAGCTGGCGGCCTGACGCATGGCACTGGACGCACAAAGCCTGCTCATCCAGCGCCTGCGCGAGCAGCGCCTGCGCTGGGTGGACACAGGCCCAGGCCGGCGCGTGCAGGTGCTCGTGCTGCGCGAAACCGAGCTGCCCCAGTTGCGCAACCGCCCCCTGGTTGACGTGGTGTGCGACCAGGCCGTGGCGTGGGAAGGCTACACCGAAGCCACGCTGCTGGGCGCCGCCATTGGTGCCAGTGACCCGCTGCCCTTTACGCCCGAGCTGTGGGCAGAGGTGGCGCGCGGCAGCATCGACACGGTGGGTGCGGTGGGCGACGTGTTGATCGGTGAAGCCAAACGGGTGATGGAAGCCCGCGCGGAGAGCCGAAAAAACTGATCGCCTTCCTGGACGCGCAAGCGGCTGATGCCGCGGGCGAAGTCTGGGAAGGCGAAACCCCGCCCCAGCCCACCGAAGACGAAGCCATGGCGCTGACCGTGCACAACCTGCTGGCCAATGGCAGCGGCGGCATTGACTGGGCCGGCCTGCCCATCGTGTGCGCGTGGCTTGGCATTGCTGACGTGCAAGGCCTACTGCAGCGCCTGGCCGTGGTCAAGACATGGCGCAAGCCGGCCGACAGGCCCGACGAAACCCCGGCGCCCGCGCCGGCGCAGGAGTAGCCCCACATGGCCCTGGCCACACTCAGCATTGACCTGGAAGCGCAACTGGCCAACCTGCAAAGCGGGCTGGACAAAGGCGCCCGCCTGGCTGAAAAGAACGCGGCGCAGATCGAGGCCCGCTACAACAAGCTGGCCAGCGCCGCCGCTGGAATTGGCGCCGCGTTTGCGGGCGCCCTGAGTGTCGGTGCGTTGGCCAACTTCTTCAGGACCACGGTTGACGGGCTCGATGCGCTCAACGACCTGGCCGACGCCACCGGCGCGTCGGTGGAAAACATCAGCGCGCTGGAAAACGTGGCCCTGCGCACCGGCACCAGCCTGGACACCGTGGCCACCAGCCTGGTCAAGTTCAACGCCGAGCTGGCCAAGGCCGACAAGGGCAGCGACACCGCGCTCATCCTGAAGCAGATTGGCCTGGACGCTGAAGCGCTGCGCCGCATTGACCCCGCCGAGGCTTTGCGCCAGACGGCCGTGGCGCTGGCCGGCTTTGCTGACGACGGCAACAAGGCGCGCACCGTGCAGGCGCTGTTTGGCAAGAGCGTCAAAGAGGTGGCCCCTTACCTCAAAGACCTGGCCGAGCAGGGGCAACTGAATGCCACCGTTACCGCCGACCAAGCCAAGGCCGCAGAAGAATTCAACAAGCAACTGTTCACCCTGCAGGCCAACCTCACGGCCATGGGCCGCGCCGTTGCAGGGCCGCTGTTGGATGCGCTCAACCAAGTTGGCAACGCCTTCAGGAACACCGACCAGAACGCTGCAGGTCTTGAAGGCACGGCCTACGCGCTGGCGGTGCCACTACAGACCCTGGCCGTCTTGGGCGCCAACCTGGCGTATGTGTTTGAGCAAACAGGGTCAGAAATCGGGGCCGTGTTTGCCCAGGCGGGGCAAATTGCCACGGGCAGCCTCACAGGCTTTCAGGCCATCCGTGCGGCCCGGCTGCAGGACTCAAAGCAAGCCCGCACAGAACTTGATGCGCTGGAGCGGCGGCTGCTTGGGTTGGACGCCGACGCAAACACAAAGCTCAAAAAGCTGGAAGACCGGGGGTTTGTGCCTGGGCGCCCTGGGCTGGCCGCGCCTGCTGGCTCGCCAAAGGGTGGGCGCAGTGCCGCCGGCAAGGCATACGAAGGCTTGGCCATTGATCCTTTGACCCTGGCCGCGCTCAAACGCCTGGAAGACAGCGACACCACCAAGATTGCCCAGCTGCGACTGGAGCTGCAGGCGCTGATCGAGCTGCGGGCAGAGCAGGGCGGCGGCAGTGTCGACGAGGCCATCCTGCGGCTGGAAGAAGAACTGGGCCGGCTCGACCCCGCGCAGGTGGCCGCCGCCAAAAGCCGCGAGCGCCTGAACGAGCTGCTGGCGGCCACGCCCACCGGGCAGCTCCGCCAGGTGCTGGCCGACATCGAGCTGATCAATGACGAATTCGCTACGGGCCAGATCCCGGTGGAGCAGTGGGCTGAAGCCGTCGCTGCAGCCACCGCCAGGCTGCCCGGTGAAACCGCCAAGGCGCTGGACGACATGAACGAGTTCACCCGCGAATTCCAGCGCAACGTGCAAGACACGTTGGGCACCACCATCCGGCAGACGCTGGCCGGCGACTTCAACCACATCGAGCAGCTGTGGGCCGACATGCTGCTCAACCTGGCCGCCCAGGCCATTGCGGCCGACATCGGCAACTTCCTGCTGGGCGACAAGTCCAAGGGCGGCAGCAACGCCGGCTGGCTGGCTGCTGCGGCGAGCTTCATGGGCTTTGCCAACGGTGGCGCGTTTGCCGGCGGGCATGTCACCAAGTTTGCCGACGGCGGCATTCTCAACAGCGCCACGCCGTTCACCTTTGGCGGCCGCATGGGCGTGGCCGGTGAAGCGGGCCCCGAAGGCGTGCTGCCCCTGCGCCGGGGCCGCGACGGGCGCCTGGGCGTCACGGCCCAGGGGGTGGGCGGCGTCACCAACGTGTACCACATTGCAGCCGGCGTCAACCGTGGTGAGCTCATGGCCGCCATGCAGATGGCTGCGCAGACCGCCGAGTCCAACGTGTACAGGCGTCTGCAATCGCAAAGGGTCATGGCATGAGCACATTCGACTGGCCTGACGCGTTGGTGCCGCAAAGCTGCAGCATGCCGCTGCGTAAAGCGGGCCTGCAGTTTCAGAGCCCCTTCAACGGTGCCGTGCAGGCGGTGGACTTTGTGGCCGAGCGCTGGGTGCTCAGCGCCAACCTGGCCCAGATGTCCAGTCGCAACCCGCGCGGTGTGGGCGCGCTGCTCAACCAACTGGCCGGCGGCGTGAACCGCGTGCGGGCCTGGCCCTTCCACACCAAGGGGGTGCCGCGTGGCACCCTGCGCGGCACACCCACCCTGGGCACTGCGGCGGCGCGGGGCGACACCACGCTGACGCTGGCCGGGTGCACTGGCACCAACCTGCTGCAGTACAGCAGTTTTGAGATTGACGCCGATGTCAACTCTGTGGGCGACGGCTGGCAGGTTGGCAGCAGTGACGGTGCCCGCACGCACACGGTCAGTCGCGTGCCAACTTTGGGCGCTGTGCACGGCACAAAAACGCAGTACGTGCGCATTGATAGCGTCACTTCCGGTGCAGACAGCTTTCTCATCACGACCAACCCCAACCGCCCGACCATTGCGCCCAGCACGGTGTACACCGTGTCGGCCTACATCCGCAGCGGCACCACGGCCACATACCTGCTAGTGCGCGTGTACAAGACCAGCGGCAGTGACGACTACACCGTGTTTGTTGGCGTGCCCGCCGCCACCACCATGCAGCGCGTGTCGGTTACCTTCACCAGCGCGGCTGACGCCATCAACGCCGACATCATGGTTCGCGGCATCACTACCGTGAGCCAGTACCTGGAGGTAGACGCCGTGCAGGTAGAGCGCGGCAGCTCAGCCAGTCCCTACTTGGGCCCGGCCACTTTGCTGGCCGACGACTACATTGGCGTGGGCGGCCAACTATTCCAGGTGGCGGCCGACTGCACGGCCAACGACGCAGGCGCCATGACCGTGCCCCTGGTCAACCGCGTGCGCGGCACCATCGCCAGCGGCAGCGCCGTTACCTGGCACAAGCCCACCGCCGAATTCATCATGCCCGCCATGCAGGCCGGCCCCGTGTTCAGGCCCGGCGCCATTGAAGGCACCGCGCTGGACCTGGTGGAGGTCTGGTAAGTGCGCAGCATTGCCGCCCCCGCCCTGGCCGTGCTCAGCGGCCCCGTTGTGCCCCTGGTGCTGCTGGTGGAAATGCTTTTCAGCCCCGCCGTGCGCCTGTGCAGCGGTGCGGTGGCCGTGCAATACGGGGCCGACCTGTACTACGGCACCGGCAGCCTGGGTGCCGTGGAAGCCGTGTCTGACGAAGCCCAAGGCACCCAGCAGCTGCGCTTCACGCTAAGCGGCGTGCCCAGCGACACCATTGCCCTGGCGCTGGGTGAAACCGTGCGCGGCGTGGTGTGCGCCGTGCGCCTGGGCGTGCTGGACCCAACCACCCAAGCCCTGCTGGACGCCCCCGTGGTGTTTACCGGCACGCTGGACCAGATGCCCATCACCCACGGCGCCACCACCAGCACCGTGGGCGTGGTTGCCATCCACCGTGGCGAAACCTTCCGCCGGCCGAAACCCCTGCGCTACACCGACGGCGACCAAAAAATGCTCTACGCCGCCGACACCAGCCTGCGCTACGTGCAAAGCCAGGCCCAGGTGCAAGACGTGTGGCCGGCTGCCGCGTTCTTTGAGCGTTGACCAGATGAACCACGCCCTGCCCACCCGACGCCTGCCCGACTGGCAACTGCGCCTGGCCTCGCTCATGTACGACCGCCTGCGCGCCCCGTTTGAATGGGGCGTGCACGACTGCTGCCTTTTTGCTGCCGACGCCGTGCGCGCCTGCACCGGGCACGACCCGGCCGCTGACCTGCGCGGCACCTACGCCACCGCCGCGCAAGCCGCCAGCGTGCTGCAGCGCTGCGGCGGCGTGGCGGGCGTGGCCATCAAGCGGGCAGGGCCCGTGGTTCCCGTGGCGCTGGCCCAGCCGGGCGACATTGGCCTGCTCACCATCGGCACGCCGCACCCCGCGCTGGCGGTGTATGGCGGCACGGCCTGGCACGCCCCGGGCGCCGAGGGGTTGCACACGCACCCGGCCGAGCACATCACGCGCGCCTGGCGATGCACCGCCAGTGAAGGGGCCGCCCATGGCTGAAGCCGCCGCCGCCGCCCTGTGGGAAGTGGGCGCCGCGTGGGCCACAGACGCGGCCATCTACGTGGCCAGCAACGCGGCCGTCATCAACGCCGTGGCGGCCTATGCCGTGAGCGCAAGCTACGGCCAGCACCAGAAGAAAAAGGCCGCCGCTGCCGGCCGCGCTGCCTACAACGCCAGCCTGGAAGACCGGCTGGTAATGACCGCCACCACCCAGGCCGCCCGCAGCCGCGTGTATGGCCGCGTGCGCAACGTCGACGGCATCGTGTTCAAGGCCACCCACGGCACCACCAAAGAGTTCTACACGCTGGTCATCGCCCTGGCCGGGCATGAAGTGGACGCAATCGAGACCGTCTATTTCAACGAGACACCGGTCACGCTGGACGGCAGCGGCTACGTGCAGGAAGCGCCGTGGTTCGTCAGCAGCATCCAAAGCGCGGGCGACGTTGTGGTGGTGTCCAGCGGCAGCGGCAGTGTCACGCTGGCGCATACCCCGGTCAGCGGCAGCGTCAAAGCCGTGTTTGAGGTAGACGGCGCCACCGCTTACGAAACCACGCCCACCGTGGTGGGCAACGTGGCCAGCATCACCGGGGCGCCCGCCAATGGCACGTGGAACGTCACGTACCAGTACAACAGCGGCGGCAGTATGGCCCGCGTGCGTGCCTACACCGGTGCGCCAGGGCAAGACCTGTCCAGCGTGCTCACGCCACTGGTGGGCGGGGCCATTACCAGCACCGACAAGTTCCAGGGCATGGCCTGCCTGGTGGTGACGCTGCAATACCACCAGGACGCCTTCCCCACCGGCGTGCCCAGCATCAGTGCCGTGATGCGCGGCGCCAAAGTCTTTGACCCCCGCACCAGCACCACCGCCTGGACGCAGAACCCCGCGCTCATCGCCCGCGACTGGGCGCTGCACGCCAACGGTGGCGGCTGCGCCAGTGGCGAGATCAACGCCGCCGCCTTCACTGCCGCCGCCAATGCGTGCGACGTGTCCACCACCTTCACCACCACCGCAGGCACTGAAACGCGGCCGCTGTTTGAGTGCGGCACCGTCATACCGCTGGACAGCAACCCCGACGAAGCCCTGGCCGAAATTTGCGAAAGCATGGCCGGCCAGTGGGGCTGGGCCGGCGGCCTGCTCAGCGTGCGCGCTGGCGTGTACCGCGCCCCGGTGGCCACCATCACCGAAGACTGGATCACCAGCGTGGAGGACATCGCCATCGTGTCCAACGCGCCCACGGCAGACGCCGTGAACGTGATGCGCCCCACGCTTGCCGACGCAGCCCAGGCCTACACCAGCACGCCAGCGGCTGAAGTGCGCAGCGCCGCCTACGTCACCGCCGACGGCCGCGAGCTGCCGCGCGAGCTGCAGCTGGGCGGCGTGACCCGTGCCGTGCACGCGCAGCACGTGTGCGGCGTGCTCATGCGCGAAGCGCGGGAGGGGTTGACGGTGCAGTTGCCGTGCAACCTGCGCGCCTACCAGCTCGAGCTGTTCGACGTCGTTGCCGTTACCCTGCCGCGCTTTGGCTGGTCTGCCAAGGCGTTTGAGGTGCTGGGCTGGCGCTTCAGCATCACCGGTGGCATCAACCTGACGCTGCGCGAAACCGCCGCCGCGATCTACACCCCCGACGCCACGTTTGGCGTGCTCAACCTGTCGGCCAACACCAACCTGGCCACACCGGGCCAGGTGCCCCAGCTCACCGGCCTGGCTGCCACCAGCGGCAGCGTGGCGCAGGTAGACGGCAGCAGCATTGCCCGCACCGCCATTACCTGGACCGCCACCACCAGTGAGGCCGTGGCCCAGAGTGGCACGGTCGAAATCCAATACACCCCCGCCACCGCAGCGGTGCCCACCGGCGACTGGCCTGCCGCCCCGCCGGCCAGCGGCCGCGCCACACAGGTGGACGTGTACGGGCTGCGCATCGGGCGCTTCTACATCGTGCGCGGGCGCTTCCGCAACACGCTGGGCATGGCCGGGCCCTGGTCAGCGCAGCTCGTGCACCTGGTGGAAGGCACCCGCGCGCCGCGCATCTTCTACCAAGCCAGCACGCCAACTGGTGACGTGCGCGACGGTGACCAGTGGTTTGACAGCGACGACGGGAACCGCCAGTACGCGCGCGTATCAGGCGCCTGGGTCAGCGTGCGAGACAGCGGCATTGCCCAGGCCATAGCCGACGCCGCCACCGCCCAGGGCACAGCCGACGGCAAGGTGGTCACATTTGTCCAGACCACCGCACCCACGGCTGAGGGCGTGGGCGATTTGTGGATGGACTCGGACGACGGCAACAAGCTGTACCGGTGGAGCGGCAGCGCCTGGGTAGCGGTGCGCGACGCAGGCATCACCCAGGCCCTTACCGACGCCAGCAACGCCCAGGCCACGGCCGACGGAAAGGTGGTCACATTCGTGCAGACCACCGCGCCCACGGCTGAAGGCGTTGGCGACCTGTGGATGGACTCGGACGACGGCAACAAGGTTTACCGCTGGAGCGGCGCTGCGTGGGTGGCGGTGCCCATTGGCACCGGGGCGCTGGGCGCCAATGCGGCCACCGAAATCTACGTGCACACGCCGACGGCGGCGGTAACCGTGACATGGCAGTCAACCATGCCCGACGCCTACGCGCGCAACACGCCGCTGGCAGAAGTGACTTTCACCCCATCGGGCAGCGGGGTTGCCAGCGTCTACGCCGAAGGCATGGCCACCTACGTCAACTCCAGCAGTTCCCTCATGGGGACCGGGCAGTTTTCAGTGCAAGACGCGGCGGCGACCTATGACAACTGGAAAGAGCTTCTGGTCTACGTGCCCGCAGGTGTGGGGCAGACAGTGACCCAGGCTGTTAGCACCACCCGCCAGTTTGCGGTGACTGGTGGCACCACGTACACGATGGGCTTTGTCTCGGCAAAGCGGGCTTCTGGCGACACCCTGATGGTTGAGAACATTGAAATGCGCGTTGAAGTCATCAAACGCTGAGAAATGACCAAAGACATCATCACCCAAGAGGCCGAGGCGCTGTGCCGTATTACCGAAGGTCTGGAGCGCCGCATTGACACGCATGAAGAAGTGCAGGGCCGTGATGGTGCACAGATCCGCCACCACATGCACGCTGCAGTGGTTGACGGCCTGCGTGAAGTCGCCTCGGACCCTGAGTTCTGGGCTGCTGCGGCCGGTGCCATGCGCAAACACGCGCAGCAGCAGGCCGGCGGCTTTGTCATGGGCGCGCTCGGTGCGCTGGTGTCGCGCGTAATGCTGATCGCTGTGGCCGTGTGGGCCGTTTATTCGCTGGGCGGGCTGCCCGCTCTTATCGCGTGGCTCAAATCTGGAGGCCAGCCATGAAACCTCGAATAATTCCGAACTGGAAGCGCGCCTGGCGCATGGCCAGCGTGCAGGTTGCCGCCGTCGCGGTAGGCTGGGGACTGCTGCCGCCCGACACGCAAGCCGTGCTGCTGGCCGCCGTTGGCGTGCCGGCTGAGCGCATCCCAGCCGTGTTGGGCGCGTTGTTCCTTGCGCTGCGCCTGGTTGACCAGCCCAAAACGCGGGAGCCGCAGTGATGCAGCTGCGACTGGAGCGCGTGCAGATCGACCACGATGTCACCATCGGCAGCCTCAGCGCCGACGGCGTGTGGCAGTGCTGGACCCTGGAAGACGTTGTGAGGCCCAAGCACATCAAGGTGCCCGGGCAGACCGCAATTCCCGCCGGTCGCTACCGGGTGCTGATCACGCCCAGCCCCAGGTTCAAGCGCGACCTGCCGCTGCTGGTCGACGTGCCCAACTTCAGCGGCGTGCGCATCCACCCGGGCAACACCGCCGCCGACACCGAGGGCTGCATCCTGGTCGGCGCCGAGCGTGGCGCTGACGGCAAAAGCATCGGCCGCAGCCGCGTGGCCTTCGACAACCTCTTCATCAAGCTCACCGACGTGCTGGCCAGGCGCGAGCAGATCTGGCTGGAGATCTGGTGATG